CAAATATTGTCAAAGGTATTGAAAGATAAAAGTATGTCGATATTGACACTTAATAATATCACAGATGATTACTTTCTTACATACCAATCAGAGTATGAGTTCATAAAAGGTCATGTTCAGGAGTATGGAAATGTTCCAGACAGAGAAACCTTCTTGGCAAAGTTTCCAGACTTTACGATTGTAGAAGTTCATGAAACAGACAAATACCTTATAGACACCTTCAACGAGGAGTATCTGTACTCCAAGGCTGTACCGGTTGTCAATAAAATGGCGGAGCTTATGCAGACCAATAGTACGGATGCCATTGAGTATCTTTTGACTCAGATGGATAATCTTCGTGTGCGGTCGGCTGTGATGGGTGTTGACATCATTTCTCAAGCTCGTAAGAGATATGAAGAGTGGGAAGAAATGAGAGATAACCCGGAAAAGTTTCAAATCTCTACAGGTTTTGACCACTTGGATAAAATCATTGGAGGTTGGAGACGCGGCGAAGAGCTTGTCGTCATTTTTGCTCGAACTGGTGTAGGTAAATCTTGGTTGCTTATTAAGTCTCTTCAGCACGCCTGGCGAACAGGGTATAAGGTTGGTCTTATTGAGCCTGAAATGAGTGCAAGTAAGACCGGCTATCGTTTTGACACATTGTATGGACACCTGTCTAACAGGTCAATGGTACGAGGCGAAGAAATGGATGACTACGGTAAGTATATTGAGGATTTGGAAACTCGACAGACTCCGTTCTTCGTAGCGAGTCCAAAGGAATTTGGGCGACGCATAACTGTATCTAAACTTCGTTCTTTCATTCAGACAAACAATATTGATATACTTGGTATCGACGGCATCAGTTATTTAACGGATGAAAGAGCCAAGCGAGGTGACAACAGAACTACGCAGTTAACTAACATTTCAGAAGACCTTATGGACTTGAGTATTGAGCTCGGAGTTCCTATTATTGTTGTAGCTCAGTCTAATCGTGAGGGAGCAAAGGATGACGAAGCACCGGGTCTGGAAAACATTAGAGATTCTGATGGTATCGCCTATAACTGTTCTATTGCGTTGAGTGCGAGACAAAAAGACTCTAAAATTGAGCTCAATGTGAAGAAGAATAGAAATGGTGTCACAGGTAGTAAGCTGAGTTACCTTTGGGACATTGATACAGGAAAGTTCACATTTGTAGAAGATGAAGACAGTGAGGAAGAACACGCAAGGCCTCAGACAAAAGCATCTACAGATGACGATACTCCTCCTTGGACCACTCAGAATGCTCCTGAGTATAAAGACGGCACGGAGGTGTTCTAAATGTTCTATGTCAAGGGTGCTCCTATAATGGCAGATGAAGTGGAAGTTCTGTACAAGTTGAGAGATGATTGTCTTTTAGCTGGTATGAATCTTTTCCATCGATTTAGAATGTCTGGTAGTAATGATATTATGACAACCTGCCCTTTCCATAAGGGAGGGCAGGAACGGAAACCGTCTTTTGGTATTTCTAAAGTAGATGGAACTTGTCATTGTTTTGCCTGCGGCTGGGTAGGAAGTTTGCCTGAAATGATTTCCGCTGTGTTTGGCTACAATGATGATGGAGCCTATGGCGAGAAGTGGCTCTCTCGCAACTTTTTAGCTCTCAGTATAGAAATGCGTAAGCCCTTAAACCTGCAAATGTCTCGCGGTGTCTCGCGGCGACAGCAACGGGTTCCGGGCTTTACAGAGAAAGAGCTTGACAGTTATCGTTACATTCATCCATATATGTATGAAAGAGGGTTGACAGATGAAATTATTGAAGAGTTTGATATTGGTTACGATGCTCGGAATTCAGCAATTACTTTTCCTTGTTATTATGCTGATGGCTTCCCCGCTTTTATTGCCCGCCGGTCTGTTAAAACGAAGTATTTCAATTACCCAGAAGATGTTGAGAAACCAGTGTACGGAGCCGATAGATTTTACAGGCAACAATACGACTTCGCAGTGATATGTGAAAGTATTTTTAATGCTCTCACCTGTTGGAAATGGGGATTACCTGCTGTGGCCTTATTAGGTACAGGAGCCAGAGAGCAGTACGATATATTGAAAAATCTGCCGGTGAGAAAGTTTATACTCGGTTTGGACCCAGATGAAGCAGGACGAAAAGGTGCTCAGAAGATACGGCAGTACCTTGGAACGAGTAAGATTATAACAGAGTTTGATATTCCGGAAGGATATGACATCAACGACCTTGATGAAAAAGTGCTTGAGCTGAAAGAGTTTTTCTAATATATGTAGAGTGTTAAGGAAAATTTCTTAAATAAAGTCTTTACAAAAAGGTTGTTGTGTGTTATACTTTATATGAAGGCTAATCATACGCCTCACTACCAAAACTACGAAAGATTGGAGGAAAATTAAATGGCAACTACCAAAGGTAGTATCGTCGGTAGAGAAGTGTATGACAAGCGAGCTGGAGTCATGGGCCGAGTGGTCAAGGAAGACAGCCTTTCGCTTGTCATTTCTTTTTCTACAGCAGACGGTGACATCAAGAAAACCATCACACCTGCCACCTTTAGACGGTGGTACAAGCTCTTGGATGAAGAGACTGCAGAGGAGTCTCCTGCTGTTGAACAGTCTTCTACTCCTGAGCCTGAGAAAGGAGACACTCGAAAGAGTCGTCGTTCCGTGCCCGATGAGCACAAAGGTCCTGTCGGTGTAGGCTCTGCATTGAGTAACATCTTTGTAGACATTATCAAAGAGTCTGCAAATCAGGATTTGGATGTCGTAGGCACAAAAGATAAGAGAAATCTTGTCATTAAGTACAACGGTAGAAATGTGTTTGAGATTACAGTTTGCAAGCGTAGACTTGTAGTCATGGCACATCCGAAGTCGTTGTCCGCAGTGAATATGAGACAAGCCGTCAAGCAGTATCCGGATTCATTCGGATGGCCGCTGTCTGTCAAGTTCGTATTCACAGATGATTCTCAGATGCCTCTTATGCGTTCCATCATCAATGATGGGCTGTACTATCGTCAGATTATCGTGAAAGAAGAAAAGGAGGACAGTTAATGAATAATATGTCTGAAACCAATGACCTCGTTCGCGTGTGCGACGACAGACACATTTTGGGTTATACAGAAAAAGCCATTAAGGTTCGAATCGGACAGACCTTGTATGGTGAACCCATTACTACATTTTATCCTAAGTCTATGTGTCAGATTAAGCCTAATTGCAGAGGCGGATACGATGTATATGTTCCGAAGTGGGTCAATCGTGACCGCAAATGTTCAGTGGGCAATTTTGATGGATGTGTAAATCCTGGTTTTGCTCCTCTACCCTTTTAACCTAAACTAAACTTGAAAACTCGAAAGGAGAAATCAAAATGGCAAGAGTAAGTTATGATGATTCGGAAAAGTATTACAGCGGAAGTGGCAGTGACTGGTTCCAGCTGAAGAACGACGGCGATGTTGCTCGTGTTCAGTTTATGCTCAATAGCGTAGACGATATTCCCATCTTTTCCACTCATAAAGTAAAAGTCGGAGACAAGGAGCGTTATGTTGACTGTCTTCGCAATCCGCAGGACCCTATCGATGCGTGTCCTTTCTGTGCGGCAGGTCTTCCTGCCAAGGCTGTTCGCTTCATCATTATGTATCAGCATGACGATGGTAAGGTGAAGATTTGGGAGCGTGGTCGTCAGTTTATTTCCAAGCTCCAGGGACTTATCAATAGATATAATCCTCTGGAAGATAAGGTGTTCGAAGTGGAACGCCACGGTAAAGCAGGTGACACTTCTACCAAGTATGAGGTATATCCTCTGGATAATGTTCAGCCTGTAAATCTTGACGATGTAGAGATGCCTGACCTTGAAGGCGGCCTCATCCTTCAGAAGAGTGCTGAAGAAATGGATTACTATCTTGACACTGGTTCCTTCCCGGCGGAAAATGATGGAGCTCATGAGCCTATTCGTCGTAGAGGAGCAGAACCTGTTCGTACAGCACCTGCCGCTCGTAGAACTGCTGTTCAGGAAACTGAGCCCGCTGGTGTGTCTCGTAGAGGAAGTAGAGCGTCCGCTCCTGAACAGCCTGTTGCTCAGGAAGCACCTCGTTCTCGTTCTACTCGTCGTGGAAGTTCTAACGGTTCTGAGGTATTTTAATGGCAGGCCTGTTGAAGAGCCTTCCTCCCAGAGCGTCTCGTAAGGCTGATGCCGCCGCTGTCAACAAGGCTTCCAAGGCAGTGGTGGCACAGCCAACCGTCAAGGGCGGAAAAAGTGTTTACGATAGAATCTCAACTATTGTTGCAGTCGTAAACACAAAGCTCGGTAAATATCTCGATAGATATGAGCTACTTCGAGATGAGGAGGCCGTTAGAGCGTATTTCGATGACATCATTGAATACGGAATGGGAGCCATAGACACTGAAACAGACTCTCTGGACCCAATAACGACAACACTCGCTGGCGTGTGTTTGTATGTTCCAGGTCGTAAGGCCGCCTACATACCGATGCACCATGTGAGCTATGTGACAGGTGTTCAGTCAGCTAATCAGGTTGAGGACAAGGTCGTGTATGAGTGTCTGCAGAAGTGCGAAGATGCGAATGTAAAGTGGGTCTTCCATAATGCAAAATTCGATATCCGAGTATGTAGAAATCAGCTTGGTGTAGAGTTGACAGCTTGGTGGGATACTCAGCTCGCCGCATCTTGTCTCAACGAGAACGAGTCGCATAGGTTGAAGGACTTGCATCTAAAATATTGTAAGTCTGATGACGCAGAGGCTCTCACCTATGAGAAACTGTTTGAGGGTATTCCTTTTACTTATATTCCAATTACGACCGGTTATCTGTACGCCGCAGGCGACGGCGTCAAGACTTGGGAGTTGATGGAATTTCAGCAGAAGTATCTTACAGAAGAAAAACTGCCTGGCCCTTATTTCATTTTCAGGAATGTGGAGATGCCTACAATTCCAGTCGTGGCCGCTATGGAGGACAGAGGAATTTGTTTGGACACAGAGTTTGCCGCCGAGTTGTCTGTTAAATACAATGAGCAGATGAAGGAGCGTGAATCTCGAATCTACGAAGTGCTTGATATGTACAGAGCGGAAATTGATGCTTATCGTCAAGCGAATCCAAATAACATTCTTTCAGACCCGATTGGTATCGGAAGTCCGAAGCAGTTGGCAATCGTGTTGTATGACATTCTTGGGTTGACCTCTCCGGACAAAGAGAAGCCTCGTGGAACAGGCGAAGAAATTCTGTCCAGGCTGGACACTCCGTTATCCAAAGCAATATTGGACTATAGAGAGACAGCCAAGCTCCTTTCTACTTATGTAGATAAGATGCCTGGCATTGTTAATCCAAAAACAGGCAAGATTCATTGTAGTTTCCACCAGTACGGAGCCGCGACAGGTAGATTTAGTTCCAGTGACCCTAATATGCAGAATATTCCTTCTCATAATAAAGAGATTCGTAAGATGTTCCGAGGTGAGCCTGGATATGTGCTTATTTCCAGTGACTTCTCTCAACAGGAGCCTCGTACTCTTGCTCATATGAGCGGAGACGAAAATCTTATTCAGGCGTATATTGATGGTAAAGATATTTATGCCTGGATTGCTGAAAAGATTTATAATGTGCCATATGAGGAATGTAAGGAATTTCGTCCTGACGGCACAAAGAATCCGGAAGGTAAGAAGAGAAGAGATTCTGTTAAGTCAATTATTCTGGGTATTATGTACGGCAGAGGAGCGAAGGCGATTGCAGAGCAGTTGAATTGTTCCACCAAGGAGGCTCAGAAGATTGTAGACCAGTTTTACGACTCCTTCCCGAAGGTTAAGAAGTGGATGGATAAGGTTCTTGTCAATGCCCGTAAATATGGATATGTTGAAACTGCTTGGGGCAGAAAAAGACGACTTCCAGATGTACAGCTTGCCAAGTACGACTTCGAGCTACTCAGCGGTGGCCCTTCTACTTTTGACCCTCTGAACTTTGATGAAGACCAAGGTGAAGTAGAGGTAGACCCGAGTGTTGTTCGCAAATATACTCAGCTACTGGATAAGACCTGGGGAGGAAAAGAGCGTAGAGATATCATCATGAAAGCTCGTGATGAAGGAATTAAGATAACTGATAACGGCGGAAAGATTGCAGATGCGGAGCGTCAGTGTGTGAATAGTATTATTCAGGGCTCGTCAGCAGACATGACGAAGTTGGCCATGGTCGCTATTCATAATGATGCCAAGCTCAAGGAACTTGATTGTCATCTTTTGTTGCAGGTGCATGACGAAGTCATTTGCGAGTGTCCTGAAGGTAATGCCAAAGAAGTTGCAGAACGATTGACTGCTTTAATGGTCGGCGCCGCCAGAGAAAAGATTCGTGTGCCTATGAAGTGTGATGCTGAGGTCACTTATTGTTGGTACGGCGACCCATTGGAGGTGTAAGTATGTCAATAGAGAGTTCTACTAAAATCTTGGAATATGTGAATAAGGTAGCCAAGGAGTTCATGATTGTGGACGGTAATGCCTTTGGGTATGCTCCTGTTGATAAGGTCGTACTCAGTGAGTCTTTCTTCTTGAAGGATAATTGTCAGATGTGCGGCAAGTGTTGTCCAAATGAGACCACGGTGTGGACGAAGGAAGGCCTGCAAAGAATTGAATCTGCTAAATCTGAGGACTTTGAAGTGTGGGGACTGGATTTTGGAGCAATAGAAGACATTAAGAGTCGAATGAAAACCATCATTCATAGTGTGAACGGCAAAAACATCGAATTCTATGTTAGCGAGAAAGACCCCGCCTCTGTAGCGACAAAACTCAGTTGGAGTGACCGTAAGGAGCAGACGAGGTGTCATTGGTTGTTTGAAAAAGAAGGAACATACAGATGTAGAATTCACCCTGTTCGTTCTGTAACCTGCGGAATGCCTCATTGCAGATTCTTTCACAGCGAGACAGCTCATGATACTACAACCACAATCGCTCTGTCGCAGTTCGGACGAAATTGGGCGTTGAAATGTCCCGTTCAGTTTGGCGAGGTAGACGAGGAAAGTGTTCAGACTCGAATTTTGTGGTTGGAAAGATTGAATGCTGTTGCTCAGGATATTGGCGTAGACACATATCTACCTGAAATCTTGGAGTATCTTAAAGCTGGAAACAGAAAGCCGAAAGAGTTTGTTCACAGAGTGCGTCGAAAACTTTTTACAGTAGAGTGAGGTGAGAAAATGGGATTGATATCTGTAAAGAAAACTCCTGAAAAAAGAGAGGTGCTGGAACCTTCCGGATTTAACCTCTACTTTGCAGGTAGTTTGAATAAAGTATTTGAGGAAGACCTCAAGGATAAAGGAGCTCATAGACTCGCCAGCCAGCTCTTGGATAAGGCTGTAATTGATGGATGGATTGCCGGGCGTGAAGCTGGAAGGTGCAAAGGCCATCTACTCATTGACTCTGGAGCATTTTCAGCTCATACAAGAGACGCAGAAGTCGATGTTGATGCGTACATTGAGTTTCTTAATAGAATAGATGATTATGTTCATGCGTGTGCTCAAGTGGACAAGATTCCTGGTAAGTTTAGACAGCCCAAAACTCGACAAGAGTTGGAAGAGGCTCCTGAACTCAGCTGGCAGAATTATCTGTATATGCGACCTAAACTTAAGAGCCCAGAGAAGCTGATGCCTATCTTTCATCAAGGTGAAGACTATAAATGGCTTCATAACATTCTTGAGTGGCGTGACCCTGCTACGGGTGCCAAGGTGGAGTATATGGGTATTTCGCCCGCCAATGACCAGCCGGTTAAGGAGAAGATTAAGTTCATTGAGAAGTGCTTTAACATCATCAAGAAGAGCTCCAACCCGAATATTCAGACTCACGCATTTGGAATGACGAGTCTGTATGTGCTGGAGATGTACCCCTTCACGAGTGCAGATAGTACAAGTTGGCTCTTGAATGGTGCAAACGGTTCCATCATGACAAAGTATGGAGCAGTATTGCTCAGTGAGAAGTCAATGAATAATCCTCAGCACATCAGAAAGATGCCAAAGGCGGCACAGCAGGAAATTCAGCAATATGTCGAGTCCAAAGGATATGATATGGAAAGACTGTCAAAGGAATATACAGACAGGATTCGTTTTAATATCGATTATCTTTTGGATTGGGCAAGAAACTATAAGTATAATCCTTCGTCTGTAAAAAGACGAACCCTGTTCTAATGTCAGAAAGAGAGTTTTGTATTCCTTTGAAACCCTCTCTGAAAATAAAAATAAAAAGGAGAAAAAGTAAATGAACCAGAAAGTTTCCCCCTTGTTGGTAAGGTTGGTGGTGCTGTTTACATCGTGTCTGATTATCAGCAACATTCTTGCCAACAGAATGATTCAGATTGGGGCCTGGAGTATGGACGCAGGTAATTTATTGTTCCCCGTGACCTACATACTTTCCGATGTATTTTCGGAGGTGTACGGATACAAGTGGAGTAGACGAGTTACCTGGTGGGCGGCCGCGATGAACCTCTTGTTTGCAGGTTTGGTATCTCTTGTGAATATCCTTCCTGCTCCTGACTACTATGACCCTACGCTATTCCAGCTTGCACTCGGCAGTTCGTTTAGAATCATTGTAGCCAGTCTTGTGTCGTATGTCGTAGGTGATTTTGTCAATGACAAGGTGTTCCAGAAGCTAAAACGCCGAAATAATGGAATGCGAGGATTCGCCGTAAGAGCGTTTGTGTCTTCGTTGTTTGGGCAGGTTGTGGACTCTTCGTTGTTTGTGTCTATTGCATTCTACGGCACGATGCCAACCTCAGAGCTTGTGTATATGATTGGGCTCAATGTAGTTGTCAAGGTAGCATACGAGATTCTCGTGTTGCCGCTGACATATAAAGTTACGGAAGCAATTTATCTCAAAGAAACTAATTTAGGAGGATTTATCAATGAGTAAAATGACAATTTCTGCAGTGAAGTTCCAGGATATGGTGGCTCGTGCTACCAAGGGGGCTTCCGAAAACAAGCTCTTGCCTATCACGAGTATGATGTGCATTGAGCTGAAAGACCATGTGCTTCGCCTCACTACTACGGATACCGCGAACACTCTCACAATCATGGCGGACAAAGTCGAAGGCGACGATATGTACGCCGTGGTACCTGTCAAGCAGTTTAGAGACCTTATTGCTCGTATTACTTCTGACAGCATCAAGATGGAGCTCAAGGGTGAGGAGCTTCATATTCAGGCAAATGGTAGTTATAAGATTGCCCTGCCTGTAGACGAAGACGGCGTTGTTCAGTTCCCTACCTTTAAGTTTGAGAAGGATGGAGAGGGTCAGGTTATCAATCTGTCTTCCATTAAGAACATTCTCGATATCAATAAAGCGTGTATTGCAAAGACTATCGATACTCCTTGTCTGTGCGGATACTATTTGGGTGACCAGGTAATTACTACAGACGAAAATACCATCTGCTTCAATGACATGAAGCTCACCGATGAGCCTTACCTCATTTCTGCGGAGATGATGGAACTTCTCGCTCTGTCCAAGCAGGAGAAGATTACTTGGTGGTATGCTGACGGGTTCTTCTACTTTGAAACTGAAGACATGATTCTTCACGGAGTGGAGCACGACGGCAAAGACCAGTTCCCTGCGGAAGATGTGATGGGATATTTGGACACTGAGTTTAAGTCCTCTTGTCGTCTGCCTAAAGTGGCAATTCAGGACCTTATTGCCCGTCTTGCAGTATTCATTGAGCCTTATGACAAGAATGGTGCGTATTTCACCTTCACTAAAGAGGGTGTAAAGGTAAACAGCAAGAAGTCCAACTCTGATGAGTTGATTCCTTATTTGGAAAGCAAAGACTTCGCTCCCTTCGTATGCTGTGTAGACATTCCTATGATTAAAGGACTTATCGATGCAAATCCTGGTGAGTCTGTTGACATCTGGTATGGTAACGAGGCCTGCATTAAGATGACTTCCGGTAAGGTCACTCAGGTCATCGCTCTTCTGGAAGACGAAGGACTGGAGAATATTCAGGGTGAATAATACCCGCAGAAAGCTGGGTAAACTGGTCACAGCATCCGCCAAGAAGCAACCTCTTAATAAGGCCTTCTTGACGGATGTTATGGCCGCTATCGAGATTCTGGACCGTAAGGGAAGACGAATGCCCAGTCGTACCTATAAGCCCTCCTCGATGGTATGTATGCGACAGATGTACTACCAGGTGACAGGAGAGAAGCCCGACGAGTCCAGAACCGATTATGCGAGTGTTGGTATGGCGGATACCGGAACCCGTCGCCATGTCGCAATTCAGGAAGCTGTAGATAAAATGGCTGAACTCGGTTTTGAATGGAAGTATCTGGATGTAGAGGAGTATCTTCGTGGAAAGTGGGCCCAAGGCAAGTGCCTTGATGTTCAGGTTCAAGGCAAGCGAGGAGTGGAAACTTCTCTTCGTCATAAGACTTTGAATATCTCGTTTATGTGTGACGGCATTGTTAGACACCTGCCTACAGGAGAAGACTTCTTATTCGAGTTTAAGAACCAGATTTCTTTTAAGTATGGTCATGACGACAAAGAGCCCGGAGCTATTGCCAAATCTCATGTAGATGAAGCCCATGAAGACCAGGTGTGTACATATTGTATGGCCCTGGACTTGGACCGTGCTCTCGTGCTGTATGAGAACAGAGACAACTGCAATCTGGAGTGTCCTGAAGTATTTGAAGTTACTCAAGAAATGAAGCAGGCAAGAGTGGATAAAATTCTGGAGTGTGATAGTTATGTGGAGAGACAGGTTCCTCCTCCGATGCATCCAGATAAGAAGCCTTGCCGCTGGTGCCAATATCAGACAGCCTGTAAAAAGTCAGGGAGGTAGAATATGCAGAAGTTAATTCAAGAGGTGAAAGAACTGGTAGAGAAGGAGTACGGTAGAGCAGGAGTAGCTTTCGGGCTCACCAATCACTCCGACCACGAGTCTTTTGCAGTTATGATGGAAGAGTTCGATGAAGCTGGTGTAGAGTTCGATGGATTTTCTAAAGGTATGGGCTCATTTTGGGCAATGGTCAAAGAAGATGCTCCGGACGATATTAAGTACGAACAGCTTAAGAAGATGGAACTCACTGCTCTACTTGCCGCCTGTGAGATGATTCAGGTCTCCGCCATGGCCAAGAAGGCCGCAATCACTGTCTGTGATAGAGGCGCCGTATCCGAATTTACGCAGGAGGTAAATAATGGTGAAAACATTTGTAGGAATTGACCCAGGAAAATCAGGAGCTCTTGCTGTACTGTATCCTAACGGGTCTGTAGAAACACAACCGTTCAACGCTGTTAATTATGTAGATGTGTTGAGTGGATTAAGAGGCTCCGATGTAATTTGTTGTGTGGAAAAAGTATCAGCGATGCCTGGGCAAGGTGTCGTGTCAATGTTTAATTTTGGCCATAATCTTGGATTCATTGAAGGCGTGTTGCAGGCTAATGGAATTGCCTATCAGCTTGTGCCTCCGCAGACTTGGAAGAAAGAGTTCTCACTCTCTTCTGATAAGGCAAAATCTATAGAGGTGTGCCAGAAACTCTTTCCAAAAGTTAGCCTGTTGGCAACTGACCGAAGTAGAAAGCCGTCTGACGGAATTGCAGAAGCAGTTCTCATGGCGGAGTATGCGAGGAGGAAACTGTAATGGCAGATTTGAATTCAGCTCTCGCATCAAGTGTTGATATGGATAAGTTGAAGGCAAATAATGATAGAGTCGACGCTCTTGCTTCTGTTGTTCAGAAGATGGTGTCGGAGATTGTTAATAATGCCTGTAAAACGCTTGATGATTATATGAAGCAAATAGACGAAATCTTGTGTGATAAGGACCAGCCCGTTTCAGACGAAGAATTGGAGGACTTTACTCTTAATCTTCCTTCGATGCTGTACACCGTATCTGCCGCAAGAGAGGGTCTTAAGGTGAAAGAGGATGTATCCCGTGCCATCTACAAGGATGTCTATAATCGTGTGCGTGAGAAATCCCAAGGAACTGTGGCAGATAAGGACACGGCCGCAGACCTTGCCGCTCAAAGTGAAGCAATCACAGTAATTGTTCTTCAGAGAGCAGTATCAACGATTAAGACACGAGAAGAGGCGGCGTGGGAAATGCTCAACTCTGTGAAAAAGGTACTTACTCGTCGTACAGTTGAATTGGAGCTGTCACGACAGTCAGGAGGTATCTAATGGAGTGTATCGTGTGTAATAAGTCAATGAAAGGAATCGATGCAGAACACATCGCTATTAACGAAGAAGGTGAGCCTGTTGTTATGTGTGATGAGTGCTATGATAAGGTTCGTGTATTTTTCGAGGAGGTGAAATATCATGGCAAAGGCAACTCTTGAGGAAGTAATGAAGGATGTCAATAAGAAGTTCAAAGCTGATGTATGTAAACAGGGTTTGAAATTCGACGCCGT